CGCTTACATAATAAATAAGATTGTTAAAAGGAGAACACGAATATGAGTTTTAATATCAACGAGTTTAAATCACAGTTAGTAGGTGGTGGTGCTCGTCCAACTCTTTTCCAAGTTCAGATATTAAATCCTGTCGATCCGGCCGCTGACTTTAAAGTCCCATTTATGGTACGTGCGGCTGGGATTCCTGGCTCAACTGTAGGGCAATATGAAGTGCCCTACTTCGGTCGGAATATTAAGTACGCAGGTGATCGAACATTTGAAGATTGGACGATTACAGTAATCAACGACGAAGACTTTGCCGTTAGAAATGCTATGGAAGCATGGTCTAATGCTATCAATACTCATGATAGTAACGTCAGGGCTTTACCACAAGATTACAAATCAAATGCTATCATTACGCAATTTAGTAAGGATGGAGATCCGCTTAGGTCTTATGTATTTGAAGGCATGTTCCCAGTTTCAATCGATCAGATTGAAATGGATTGGGGTACTGTCGATGCTATTGAGGAATTCGGTGTAACATTCAGTTATGATTTTTGGAGAGTTGAAGGCGTAACCGGCATTCCTACTAGCTAATTGATTATTGAGGAATTTAAATAATGAAGATTTTTGGCTTTGACATAAAGCGCGAGGCAGAAGAGGCTGATCAAGTACCGGTCTCTTTTGCTGAGCCACAAAACGACGATGGTGCAATTACCGTAGGCAGTGCCCTTGGTGGGTTCTATAATACGTTAATTGACCTTGAGGGCTCGGCAAAAACCGAGTCTGAACTCGTCACTAAATATCGTGGCATGGCAATGCAGCCAGAAATTGCTCAGGCAATTGATGAAGTTGTGAACGAAGCCATCAATATCGACACACACGAAAAAGTGGTAGATATTGTATTAGATGAGATAGATCTGCCTGATAAAGTAAAAAAGGCAATATCCGAAGAGTTCGAAAATTGTCTTGGCCTTTTAGATTTTACTAATACAGCATATGATATGTTTAGTAAGTTCTATGTTGACGGAAGACTGAATTACCATATTATTATTGATGATAAGAATATCAAAAAAGGTATTACGGAACTTCGTTATGTTGACCCACGAAAGATTAAATTAATACGTGAGGTCGACAAGAAAGACAAAGATCAATGGTCTGGCATGCCAACCAAGAAAGTCAAAAATGAATATTATTTGTATTCTGATAATGGCTTTGGAAATGGCCCAGGCGATTCATCACAGGGTTATAGAATTTCAAAAGACTCGATTGCTAGAGTAACATCGGGACTAATGAATGAAAATAACTCTTTAGTTCTTTCATATTTACATCCGTCTATCAAACCTCTCAATCAGTTGAGAATGTTAGAAGACGCCACAGTCATTTATACTCTGACACGAGCACCAGAGCGTAGAATTTTCTACATTGATGTTGGTAACTTACCTAAGAGCAAAGCCGAGCAGTATCTCCATGATATGATGACTCGACACAAGAATAAGTTACAATATAATGCATCAACTGGTGAAATTAGTGATTCTCGTAAGATGATGACAATGACTGAAGATTTCTGGTTCCCTCGTCGTGGCGGTGAGAGATCTACAGAGGTCGATACGCTTGCCGGTGGTGCTGCACAAGGCTTGAGTACAGATGAAAACATGCAGTACTTCCAACGAAAATTATATAAGGCGTTGAGAGTACCACTAACTCGATTGGAGCCAGAAACAATGGTTTCATTCGGACGCGTTTCTGAGATCACGCGAGATGAATTGAAATTTAGTAAATTCATTCGAAGACTCAGAGCAAGATTTTCTTGGTTCTTCAATATGGTACTAGAAAAGCAACTTGTCTTAAAAGGTATAATGTCGCCAGAAGAATTTGAACAGATTAAAAATAAAATTCGCTATGACTTTATCAAAGACAACTACTTTGAAGAACTAAAAGAGGCCGAAATTCTCAGAGAGCGCATGAACACACTGAGAGAAATGGAAGAAACGGTCGGTGTTTATTATTCTCGTCAATGGGTAATCCGTAATGTACTTCAAATGAGCGAAGAAGACTACGAAGAGATCAGAGATCAAATCGAAGCGGAGAAAGAGATGTTCCCAGACGAGGACGAAGATTTATAATAAATAATTTAAAATTCAGATTAAAGGACTCACAGAAATGAAACGGTTCAAAAATATTCGTGAAATGGCTCAACCCAAATCTCCCGAAGAGAAGAGATTTAAGGATCAGCACTCGGTTGAGGTACTCGATCCCGAAGGTCATGGCGACGATATCAAGCCAAAGACCCAAAAGAAAAAGAGGTTAGCAGATTATATGGACGGTCAAGATAAAGCTGCATACGATAAAGCTTATACTGTGAAGAAAGAAGCAGTAGAAGAAGATGCCCTGTCAGAAGATACCCTGGCCGAAGATATTGCTGATATCATTGTAGAGACTTACAGAGAATCTATACTTGAAATGAGTGAAGAAGAGCTAGATGCAATTGTAGATCGAATTCACGAAGATCTGGAAGGCTAACATGAAGAAATTTAGAGATCTTTTATCAGAGACAGAAGTTAAACCCTCTATGAGAGAAGACGCACAGGACGAAAAGAGAATGATGCGGTCTCAGCTCATGTTTATGGCTTATGCAGCCAAAGAGATTGCTTCTTATCTTGATCGAGTCAACGATCCTGAAGAGTGGTACCAGAATAAAATGGCCACTACACATTCAATGATGAAGACACTCTATTCATATGCTCAAGGTCAAAAGCAGTCAATGGATGCAGACGATGATCTAATGGCTGGATATTACGGTGAAGATAGTAAAATCGATGCCCGTAAAAAAGAATTTAAAGAAAAGCTTCGTAGATTGGCCTATGAGAAATACGGCAAGAAAAAGGTTGATCAAGTTGATGAGTCAACTAAAGCTTATGCTGCATCATTAGAAAAGATTGCAAACGATAAGAAGCTTAAGGCGATTACTCCAAAAGATCGTGAAATGCTTGCCAAATTAGCCGACCTTATGAAAAAGGAAGGTTATCGTAAGCCAACTGCAGCAGAGATTGCAGCAGATAAGAAAAAAGATGGTAAGAAGCCCGAAGGTAATCGACACAGTAGAATCAAAAAGAAAGTCTACGGTAATGCAATGGGCGGATTAAAAGAAGGGCGCAATGATGTAGTCAAAGCTCTCGCCGATAAAGCAAAGACCGGTGGTATCGATAAGGCTGACTTTAAGAAAGCCCATGATCTTTATAAGGCTGCTAAATTAGAAGATCTTAAGAAATTAATCAAAGGTCTCGATACGGACGTTGCAGAACATATTGCTGATGTTATTAGCAGACACGATTCAAAGGCGTTCAATAGCATGTATCCTCGTGCAAAGTCTGGTGACAGCATGGCTAAAATCGTAAGAGAAGACTTACAAGAAGCAAACTTTAAGCCAGGTAATCTTAAATTAAAAGATGGTTCAAAGGTTAAGCTTTCAATGGATGATGCCAAAGCAATCACAGCAGTAATGAAGACACTCAGCCCAAATAATCGTAAAGAAATGGAAACACGATTGATGTCGGACAAGAAAGGGTTCGATGAAATCATGGCATTTGTACAGGCTGCTGGAATTTAAAATGGCTTGGGCTGCTGTATCAGGATCAAATGGTATATGGGAATACGATAATGCTGCTACTGCGGCAGGCCCAGATACCTATGATGATATGAATGGTACGGTAACTGCCGGTATTAGATCGTTTACACCAACCGGCGGGAATACACAGTTAACGTATATTAAATGTAGAAAGGCCGGTACTACTGCAGTCAGAGGCGAACTGTCAAAAAATTATTACGATGCCCAGTAATTGCAAATGTATAAATACAATTTAAGAATAAAAAGGTAATAAAAAATGAAGCTTATCACAGAAATTACCGAAAGTTGCGATATCGTTTCCGAGTTAAATGAGGAGACTGGAGTAAAGTCGTTCTTCATTGAAGGCATTTTTATGCAAGGAAATTTGAAGAATCGCAACGGTCGTATCTACCCAAGTGATGTACTTGAAAAAGAAATGAACCGTTACCAAAAAGAGTTCATTGATACGAAAAGAGCACTGGGCGAACTTGGACATCCCGACGGTCCTTCAATTAATGGTGAGAGAGTATCCCACCTGATTACCGACATGAGAAGAGAAGGCAATGACTTCTATGGTAAGGCCAAAATTCTTGGTACACCCATGGGTGAAATTGTCAAGACCTTACTAGACGAAGGTGTCAAGATAGGTGTGTCGACTCGAGGACTTGGTTCGGTCAAGGCAAAAAATGGTGTAATGGAAGTCCAAAATGATTTCTATCTTGCCACAGTTGATATTGTCACAGATCCTTCTGCCCCTAATGCTTTTGTAAATGGTATTATGGAGAATGTGGAATACTATTACGATCTTGCTTCTAACGCTTGGCTTCCAAGGCAGCAACAAGAAGAAGTTGCTGAAGTCGTTGAACAGATTCACAGGCAAGTGCATAAGAAGTATAATAGAATCGTGAACAAAATTGACGAACAGACGGCAGCTAAGCTTTTCCAGAAGTTTGTTAAGTCGCTGCAAAAGTAAAAGATTTATAAATAGTTTGCAACAATTCAATTGTTACATAAAAGGAGACTAAATATGGCAGATGATCAAAGCAAGGTTGTTGCTGAAGAGGAAACTCTCTCAGTCGCACCAGAAACTGTTGAAGAGCAGGTTGAGTCTGTAGAGGAAGTCGCTGTTGAAGAAGCTACTGTTGAAGTAGTAGAAGAAGTGGTTGAGGAGACTGAAGTAATTACTGAAGTCGATCCAACTATTGCTTCGATCTTTGAAGGTGTTGACCTTTCAGATGAATTCAAAAACAAGGTATCGGTAGTTTTTGAGGCAGCCATCAACGAACAAGTCCAAGAAAGATCTAAGGCATTCGAAGCCGATCTGACTGAGAAACTAGAAGCTGAGCTTCAAGAATCTTTGACAGGTAAGGTAGAAGAAATTGTCGAAAATCTTGATAAGTATTTGGACTATGTAGTTGAAGAGTGGATGTCTGAAAACGAGATCGCTATCGAAGCCGGTATTAAGGTTGAAATGGCAGAATCTCTAATGACCGGTCTTAAGGATCTATTCGAAGAGCACAATGTAGACATTGACGATGAAACTGTCGATGTTGTTACTGGCTTGGAAGAGCAGGTTGCAACGGCAGACGCTAGGGCTAACGATCTCGTAAATGAGAACATTGCTCTTGCCAGAGAAATCGCTGACATGAAGGCTGATGGTGTATTCGCAGGAATGACTGAAGACCTTACAGTATCTCAGCGTGAAAGAATAGCGGTTCTCTCTGAGAAGTTAGACCGCGATGATTTGGAAAGCTACGC